GCCCATACTGACCCAGGCGACAGTGGTTGACCAGAACAGATTGATTACCAAACTGCTGGACCTGCTCAACATGCGCGACATTTTGGTAACGCCCGAAGAGTTGCAGCGGCAAGAGGCTCAGATGGCGCAAGCGCAACAGGCAGCGCAGCAGATGCCAGGCGCCATGGAGGCGGCAGCACCACAGGCAACTCAAGCAGAGGCTCCTGTGGATATGCCAATGACCGGAGCGATGCCGCCAGGGCTCGAGCCTCCTCCGCTTCCCCTGGAAGTAGGCGGAGCGGGCGCCAGGATCCCCAACCTCCTTAGGGGGCAGTAATGAAATACATAGGCTCTCAGCCGTTCCGTGGACTACACTCCCCCATGGCCGAAGAGCCGAAGAAAGAAGAGCCTAAGCCCAAAGTTGCTCCGAAGTCCATCGAACAAAAGAGGATGGAGGTAGCGAAGAAGCACACACCTGAAAAAGCCGCGCCGAGGACAGACCCCTGGTGGGAGGAAGACAGGCCCGTTGTTTCGGAGCCTCCGGTAGAACCACCCATAGATCCGCTACCCCCTGATGATGATCTTTGGGGTCTCGACATCGGGAAGACCATCGCTGACGCAGGGGCAGGAAGCACGGACCCAAAAAATCCCTACCCCCCGTGGGAGGAGCGAACAACCAACGCCGTCATGGATGCCGCGCTAGCAGTGGGAGATGAATACGAGGTAAACGTGGGCGAGATGACGCTGATGAGCACCACCGGGGGACACACCGATGGAATCCCCAATAGGGTTTACTTTGAGGACAAGGGTGGTTTCAGGTGGGAGGCTGTGTGGGAGCCGGGAGAATACTACGGAGAGCAAGGTAAGTGGGATATCTTCCCGGCAGATGTGGAGGAGGACTAATGCCGCTATATGATATCGAATGTGAACGCTGCGAGAGGTTTATTGCAGATGTCTTCTCCCCATTATCTCAAACCCCAATCTGTCCCTTTTGCAATGCGCGTGCTCGTATTGTCATCCGCCCCGTTCTTACTATTGGCCCTATGCCATCCAAGCCACTCAAGATGCCACAGATCGGAAGGGAGTTCACTTCCAACTCCCAATGGCGCGACTACCAGAAGACGCACCCAGAGGTCAAGGTGGTGGATAAGAACGACCTCTACTATGACAAGTTCTATACCAGGGTCAGGGAGAAGGCTGATAAGACAGCTAAGAAGCTAGGATACAACGACCACGAGGACCGAGGGCGCCAGAGGAGAAAGGAAAAAACAAGACAAGCTCATTTGACGGAACAAAAGTGATACTGTAATAAACAAAAGGGGGCAGCATGCCATACGATAAAGACTGGGGAGAGGGAGAGGACGAAGACTCCCGCGACGATAAGGGCGAGAAGGACTACACCAAAAAGAAAGGCATGAAGTCCAAGGGTCGCCCAGGCGACGAAGACTTTGAGGCCCACGAAGGTTCTGATTCCAAGACGGACCCAGGTCACAAGGACTACACCGAAGACGAGATGGCTGACTATTTGGCCAGGGAGTCCCGAGACGGTCCTCATCTGATGGAACTTCTCGAAGAGAACGGCTGGGAGATCCGCGAGAAGGATGGCAAGGAAGTGGTAACAGACGAGCAGATTCAAGAGGAGCTCGGCATGAACCGCGAGACTCCTCACATTAGCGTCATCCGTCTGCGGGCAGCTCGCAACGGTCTGCGCGGAGCATAATAATGAACGACGAAACGTCAGCTACAGAAGAGGTCGCTTCTGCGGGAAACGCCGAAACTTCTTCTCCTGCCGTAGATGACGGCGCCTCAACAGAGGGGATCGCGGAAGCGGCTTCTTCCTCTACCCAGGAAGCAGAAGTCAGTGAAGCGGCACCAGCGCCAGTCCCAGAGGCTGTGCCTGAACCAACGGAGCCGGTGCTTCCAGACTTTAACTTCGACGAATGGGGCGGACAGGTCTCAGATCTTCCCGAGATGTACCGGCCACTGGGAACCAGGTTCGAGTCTCGGTACACCGACAAGGTGGGCGAGTTCGAGCAAAAGATGGCCGAGATGGAGCGCCTGAACGACGCTCTTATGGTGGGCGAGGAGGATCCCCGCATAGCTGACCTTGGAAAAGAGATCACGGGCCACCAGAAACAGTACGACGATCTCTTCAATGAGTACACCTCATATCGCAAGCAGATCGACCAAATTGTGGAAGAAGACGCACAAAAGTACGCCACGCAATTTATGGAAGAACATAAAGAATATTTTGAAGATGACGAAAAAAGCAAGGAACTAACGGAGCTTATAGACGCTGACTGGGATCCCCAGGCTGCAGTGGCCTTGCTTAAATTAGGACCTGGCGCTAAGGTTATAGGGCAGAAAGCGAAAGCTGACGGCGTCCCAGATTCATATGCACTCAGGTTGGCAGAAACCGCAGTTAGGCCTCGGCTGAAAGCGGAACCGCGTCCAGGCGCGAAGATCACTTCTGGAGCCACCGCAAGTTCATCGCCCCATCAGGAACTGATGGATATTGAAAACACGACGAACTTAGACGATAAACGGCTCTTAGTTGCAAGGAATGCACTAAAGGCATCCCGAAGATCTTGAAAGGAGACTAGAAATGCCAACTGTTGGAACGGGCATTAGCCCCGACGTACTGGCTTCATGCTTGCAAGAGTTGATGCCGTCTTATTCAGAACTATTCACAACCTGGCACCCGGTTCTAGAGCGCATTGTCCTTAAGGGCAACCTCGACCGAAGTGTTGCGACCGGACCTTTTCGTGAGTTCGCGGTTGTAACTGGTGGCCCTGGACAAGTAACGCAAGTCGTTACGGGTTCGGAAGTCATTGCCGGTGGACGTAACCAGGCAGCTGTTCGTGGTGACACTTACGCTCCTCGCCTGATTTACGCGTTCGATGTTCCTGGCAAGGACTTGGCTGAAGCCAACGGTGAGATGGATCTCGCCCGCATTATCCAACACTACCCCGAGCTGGCTCTGTCCGACTTTCATGAGCGCATTGCCGAGCAAGTCGCCCAAGGAACAGGCAACGGAGTCGGAGGATTTGCTACGCTAAACGGCAACGCCACCTACAGCCCCAACGGAGCGGCTCGCTCTGGCGCCATCAAGTTTGGCACTCGTGCAGCTCAAGAGGCCGGCGGTCTTGGCCCTAACGACAATCGCTATGGACTTCAGTCTGGAACGACGGACGGCTGGTACAACCAGTTCGCTGACATTCCAGCCGCAGGCTTTGCAGCTTCTAACGGACGTAACTTCATGCGCGAAGTCTTCTTCTCAGCCAGCCGTCAGATGAAGACGCTTGGCGCTTGCGACCTCATCCTGGGCGACGAGGGTTCGTACCTGAACTACCTCGACAGCTTGGACGAGCAAGTTCGCATCATGAGCGACACGACCAAGGGCGGCGACAGAGCTCCTAAGTTCATCCGCCAGGGCGTCAAGTTCCTCGAGGCTGACTTCTACCTCGAAGACTCCATCGACATCACCGACCCGGTTTGGAACGGTAGTTCTGCGGCTGACGGCGTCATGTACTATGTCAACACCAACTGCTGGTTTGCATACACGCTTGGTCACGATGCCTCACGCGAAACGAAAGGCGATTTTTCTGTACGCGGACCCTTCCGGATCCCCGAGCAAGATCTCTTCCGTTATGAAATCGTCCTCAACATGGGTCTCAACACCAACCAGTTGCGTGCCAATGGCGCTGTCACTGGTGGCGCTGTACCATAAACCGCTTAGAGCTAAGGAGATAAGAAAATGGCTGGACCAGGAACTGGAATGGGGATTGCCGTTACGACGGTAACCACAGATGCACAAGCCCCGTTGGGCTTCATTCATACCGAGCCGGCGTCTTCAAGCCAGGGGCTACTCGCCCAAGGTGAGAAGTCCTGGATTTACGTCAGGGCTGCAGCGGCCCTCGCTTTAGGCGAGGTCTGCATCCGCCAAGGTAGCGTGACGGATGACGCAGGAAACTACGGTGACCCAGACTCAACGGTCCCTGTAGGAACAGGCGTTATCCTTTCCTCTGGACTCGTCGCTGTGAGCAGGGTTGTCGGCGTGGCTCAACATGCCATCGCTATTAACAGCTATGGATTTATCCAACGCAGCGGGATCTGTACTGTCCTTGACGACAGCAACCTAGCTATTGATCTTGGCATTACCCCAGACTCTCTAGGACAGGCGACTACCGCAGCGGTAGGGGTTGACTCTTTCGGCCTCGTCATCCTGCTGGACGGCGGCGGCGCAGGCGACCCATCAACCTGCATGATCGACTGCAACGGATAACTTACACGTCCTTCCTCGGGAGGGTGCGTCTCCCATCCCTTGTTGGACGCGCCTTCCCTCTGGAAGACTTCGGAGGGAACGATGAATCTCAGCGGTCTACATAGAAAGTTCGTCCTAAACGGACGCGACACGCTCGATCCTAATGCCGTCAATGGCCCTACCCAGCTTCTTTCTCTCGGATATGTCTGGGAGAGCGTGCCGGGGATCGACACGGACGGAGTCAGTACAGCTAACGCCAACCAGGGTACAAAGACCTTCATCTACGTTCAGAACGGGACAGTTACCGGCTTCGCTGCAGGAGATGTAGTGGCCCGTGATCTGAGCGGTGACTGCGTAGCCATTGATGGTATTGCTGGCACCAGTAGGTACATGATCCTGGGCGTTGTGGTTACTCCCATAGCCGCAGGAGAATACGGCTTTGTGCAGCAGACAGGGCTAATGGCTCTGAACACCAGTGCCGTCACCTTTACACCAGACTTCCCCTTAGCATGTGGAGCGCATGTTCTCACTAATTGGATCGCCGCTGCGGACGACTCCGTCGAGGTCATCGGGCACTGTCTTACCTCTGCGGTAGCAGGGCTAGTTAAGTTGGACTGCCGAGGCTAATCAGGAGGCGCTATGTCAACGCTAGTAGTAGGACGACAGCGTCGGGGAAAGATTGAAACATCTACCCTAGTTGACCCAGCCACCATGACTGGAGCCGACCAGCTGTTTCCTCTCGGGTACAAGTTGGTCCTCGGGCCTAGCGCTATCAAGTTAAGCGGGTACGGAAGCACGCTCGCAGGGAGCTTCCCGCAGTCTAACACTACTCCACTGGCGGACTTGGGGCCAAGCGAGTGGGTTTATATAAAAAACGCCTCCGCTCTGGTGGTAGTGATCGTCACGGGGGCGCCTGTTTCAGTGGACTTCGAGTGCGGGATGGCTGTCTGTAGCCTTGCGACTACCCAAGCCGAGGCGGATGACAATGTGGATCATGTTCCTGCAGCATCTTTGAATGCCGTTGGGGCATTCAGCTGTGACGTTCTCCGTACTTCCCACACCGCAGGAGGAAACACCGTATTTTCCTCCTCAAGCCCTTTAGGTTTCGCGCAAGGCAAGATCGCCTCCGGCCACTATGGTTTTATCCAAACAAAAGGCGCAGGCGCTGTTCTCTATCATGCCACAGACGGGAGCGCTCGTGCAGGGTATTCTGTCGTGGCTATGAACGACCAGGGCGCCGGGGCTTATACTCCTAACGGGGTTATCCGTGGGCAGGTTCCGTTGTCAGCGGCCGTGGTTGATTCGCCTATCGGCTGCGGGCGCCTACTTGAACAACCTACCGCCTTTGGTTTAGGAAACCCCACCCTAGCTTTCATCCACTGCCAGGGATAACGCGGTGGCGCACGACCCTCTAGCTGAGCTCAGAAACGGAGCTGCACACAACGCACTTTCGGAAAAGCCAGCGAAGGACGAGAAGGAAGCTACAGTGGCAGACGCTAAATTGCTGCGAGATCTTGCAGCTGCTAAGACAGAAGAAGAGGTTGCTGATATACTGGAGAGGTCCAGGGCGGTCTAGTCGCCCTTAGAGATGGGGCGTTATGAACCTGAAAGACATTCGAGACGCAATGTACGCGCAGGCAGACTGGGGTCCTAAGACCAGTCCTGCAGCTGACACTCGCATGAACAAGTTCATTAACCGAGCCTACAACCTCATCTCGCTCGAGGCTCCGTTCTTGTTCTTTGAGGACATTCTGCGCTTCGCCACAGAGCCCGACGTCGTTCCCGACAGAAGCGTCAACACCATCACCTTCTCAGCGGAGTCTTTGGCTAGCGGTATCACTACAGCGAATTCCTGGGTAGCAGGCCAGGACAACGCAGGCGTAAGCGGTGTCATTACCTGGCCGACTGACAGGAGTTGGGACGGTAGAGTTATCGAGATTAAGGATAACGACAACGTCTGGCACAGAAACATCATCCGCACCATCTATAAACAGCCGGCCATTCCATTGGTTCCAGCAGTACAGGCACTCGCGGCCATTACTTTAACTTTAGACCAAGGGCTTGCCCAGACAAGACCAGGCGACATCATCGAGGTAGGGGGAGCCCCGCTTCTCTGTGTCTTGGGCGGAGCAAACGTCAACGAGTTTAGAGACGTAACCGACCCCCTTATACTGGCTAGTGGAATAATGGGAACCGGCGTTGCAGATGCCGGTGGGTTTAACGACCCAAATGGATCCTTTACGGGAATATGTACCGCAGTCGCACTAGGTCCCGCTGTGACTTTAACTGCGGTTCCTATAGGCACGCTTGGAAATGCTATCACTACTGCGTTCGTTGAGACTTTTCCTCCTTTACCTTCACCAGCCGTTGTTATCACTGCCTTTCTCGGTGGCGTTGATGCGATCCCAGAGGTTCCAGGCTCAACGGTTATCTCCTTCTGGATGCCATGGGATACGGTGAATTTTGGTGCAGGCCCCTTTGAGTATCGCATCTATACCGAAGAATACCCTCTGCCAGACGACATTATCGAGGTCCGCAGCACAAGGCTATGGAAGACCAACAACTCCTGGCCGCTTCAGGTTCTAGGGCAGGACGACGCAGAGCGACAAAACATCTTGGAT